ATATCGGAACCTTAAGAGAAGGTTCAAGCAAGGTAGCAACTAATGGAAAGTATTTACTTGGCGCTGCTGGAGATGTACGAGCCATCAACATTCTCCATCACGTCTTCCAACCGCCGACACCGCCACCAAACCTTAAAGGGAAGAAACTTGACCAGTTCTTTACGGCGAAGTTCATCCCGGCACTCCGTGAATGCTTTGACGCACAAGGATATTCCATGCCAGACAGGGACGATAAAGACCACATTGCAGAACATGGGTCAACCATCCTTGTAGCCATTAACGGAGTTATCTACGTTGTTGACGGAGATTATTCATGGGCTTCAGAAGCCAACAGTGTTTACTCTATTGGTTCAGGTTCTTCATACGCACAAGGTGCTATGCAGGTGTTGACCCACAATAAGAAGCAAACAATCCAACAGGCTAAAACTAGTGCAATTAAAGCCCTAAACATTGCCGCACGATTTGACCCGTATACTGGGCCACCGTACCACTCATACATACAGGAGTATGAGGTAACCAACAAAACCCGAAAGCCTGTATAATCGGGTATCCCCAACTTAGGAGAATATATGAATAACACTAAAGTAGAAACAGCAGACGCAGCACTCAAGGGTGTTGTTTTGGGTGCCCTTACATATGTAGGTGCAAAGTGTGACCTTTCGGCAGAAGTAATTGCTCTTGCCGTTCCTGCCGCAGCAGCCCTTGTTTCAATTGTGTCCACCAAGATTGGACCAAAGAACACCGCTCTTTTGTTGAGTGTTGCGACTAAGGCTATGGCAGCAGCACCTGTTGTTGAGAAAAAAGTAGCCAAGAAAGCCGCACCCGCAAAAAAGAAGTAACATCTTAAGTATTCTTCTTCTTAGAAAAGGTGTAATAAATGCCTATTGATTTTTGGTCTCCGTCCTATCGGGCGGCATCTAGTGACTTAACCGTAGCAATCAGTCCATTAGGATTGGTTGAACTTGCAGACGAAGAGTTTGAAGTTCACGGACCAAGACTCAATAGGTATTCCTCTGCGTGGGCTTGGTATCTAGGACATCACTGGTCACACCGCCGTGAGATGGGTGACAACAATGTCACGATGAACTACATCAAAACCATGTCCGATTTCATTACTAACTTTTGTTTTGGTAAGGGCATTCAGTTTAAAGTTCCTGAGCAAAACCAAGCAATCATCCCTCACCTGCTTCACGAAGTTTGGGATAACCACAATAATAAGCATTACCTTCTTTGGCAAATGGGACAACTTGCGTCTATAACTGGTGACTGCTTTGTCAAAGTTGCCTATGATGAACCATACACAGACCCAACTGGAATGGTTAAGCCTGGGCGTATTCGCATCCTCCCGCTAAACCCTGCTCACTGTTTTCCTGAGTATCACCCACATGATAAAGAACGCTTGCTTAGATTTAAACTTAAGTATCGCTTTTGGGGTACATCCCCTGAAGGTACTCGTCAGGTGTATACCTTTACAGAGATCTTGACAGATGAATCAGTTCAACAGTTTATTAATGATGAGTTGATTGATCAATATGCAAACCCAATCGGTGCTGTACCTATTGTCCACATTCCTAACATTACAATAACTTCATCGCCATGGGGTCAGTCTGATATTTGGGACATTATCCAACTAAACCGTGAACTCAATGAGAAGATGACTGAAATTTCAGACATCATTAACTACCATGCTGCCCCAGTAACTATCATCACTGGTGCTAAGGCATCACAACTAGAGCGTGGTCCTAAAAAGGTCTGGGCTGGTCTTCCTAAAGAAGCCAATGTGTTTAACCTTGAATCCCGTGGTGAAATGGCTGGTGCCATTGAATACGTCCAGATGATTAAACGGGCTATGCATGAAATTACTGGTGTACCTGAAACAGCCTTGGGACAGTTCCAACCAGTGTCCAACACTTCAGGTGTTGCTCTTGCAATCCAGTATCAACCATTGATGAACCGTTACCAAATGAAAAAGATTCACTTTACCAATGGTCTTGAAAAACTAAACGAAATCATCATTAGGACAGCATCTGTTTTTGTACCTGAATTGCTGCAGTATGACGCATCACAAGCAGCACAGCCTGAACCAGACATGCTTTTGGTCCTTGATCCTAATGACCCAAACACTTATAAGACCACTATTCATTGGCCCGAACCACTACCAGTAGATGCCCTCATTAAACTAAACGAGGTGCAGGCAAAGATGGCTTTAGGTATTGAGTCTAAGCGTGGAGCCCTTGCACTACTTGGTGAAGAGTTTCCAAATGAGAAGATGGTTGAAATCTTTGAGGAACTACGAGATGATGCTCTTGATCAAGGTGCACTGGATATGCTCCGTGCACAAATTGGTCAAGCAGTAATGATGGCTACAGGATTATTGCCTCAAGGCGGAGGCTTAGAAAACGTGTCCGCTGGAGGTGCTAATGTTAGTAGTGCAGGAAGTCCCCAAGGGGGCGGAGTGCTTCCAGGTGCTGGTGTCCCACCAGTAGAAATGGAATTGATGAACCAAATGACTAGCAGGGCATACGGCGCAAGATTCGCTCAACGCCGAATCCCTGATGAAGACAAATAATACGTTTATATAAATCAAGTTAAGTTAGTATTTGCTGAACAACACATAGGAGAAAATTATGGCAAAGCAAAGTAATGATGAAATCCTTATTCCCGTAGAGGCTGTTGCAGCCTTTAATGAAGCAGTTGAGCAAGTGGCTCCACCGCAAAAAGGTAAGACATTCACCGAGGATGAGGTGGAGAGCATTCGCAAGCAGGAAAAAGACAAACTCTACAAGCGCATTGAAGAGGCTGAAGGCCGCTACAAAAGCATGGAAGAACAAATCACAGTCCTTGCAACTGAGCGAGAAAAAGCAATTAAAGAAGCAACTGAGATCTCTCGTAAAGAAGAAGAGATTCGTCGTCAACGTGAGTTTGATGAACTAAGCGCAAAAGAGTTGCTTAAGCGTGCAGAAGACGACTTCAATGTCAAGATTCAGAATATTGATAAGGAATGGCAGACACGCTTCCAGGCTATTGAAGAAGAGCGCCATGCCCAAGAAGCCCTTCTTGAGAAAGAGCGCCAATTGCGTGACCTTGAGACTTATCGTCAACGCCGTATCCATGAATCACAGGAAGAGATTATTCCTGAACTTATTGACCTAGTAGCAGGGAATACTCCAGAAGAAGTTGAGGCTTCTGTGGAAATCCTCCGTCAACGAAGTGCTGCTATCATAGAGAGTATCCAGCAAGCGACTCAACCGAGCCGTGTTAAAGGTGCGGCGGTAACGTCACCATCTGTTGGACCCATGGAAACCCAAACGGAATACCAATCGTTGAATGCGGATGACATCCGAAATATGACAATGGATCAGTATGTTAAAATGCGTGATAGGTTATTGAGTTCACGACCTAAAGGTCGTTTCTAAGTCAGGTTTATATCCATTAATTATTAAGGAGCAGTTATGGCACTTCCAGGCCCAGTAGGTGGCGCAATTACAGGAGCAGGTCTTGGTTCAATTACCACGACAGGTTATTCAAGTGATGCAACACTTTCACCAGCAATTCAACAGATTTGGTCAAAAGAGATTTTGTTCCAAGCAATGCCAGTTCTTCGTTTTGAACAGTTCGCTGTCAAGAAGACAGAACTTGGTGTTCAACCAGGTTTGACAATCAACTTCATGCGTTACACCAACCTTGAAACAGATGAAGCAACAGGCGCAGTCTTGACTGAAGGTGTTCGTATGGAGCCAGCCTCCCTATCAGCATCACAGATTCAGATTACGGTTGCTGAACAAGGTAAGGCAGTTGCTGTCACCGAGTTGTTGCTTAACGCAGCATTTGATGACGTAATGGCATCTTCCAGTCGTTTGCTCGGTCGTCAGATGGCACAGTCCATGGACATTCAGGCACGCAACACCCTCTACCAGAACGCAATTCCGTTCGGTGGTGGCGCAGCAGTTCCACCAGCAGTTGTCTTTGGTCGCAAGACTCTTGGCTCTACTCGTGGTTCGCTTGCACCATACGATGCAGGCACCTTGGGTGATGCAGCAAACCCAGGCTACCTCTCGCCTGCATCCATCAAGGATGCTGT